CACTATCGCCTCAATGGAGAGGTACCGAAGTGGCCATAACGGCGCTGACTCGAAATCAGATGGTCAGGGTAACCTGGCACGTGGGTTCGAATCCCACCCTCTCCGCCAAGAACACCTCCATATAAATCCATATCAATCCGGTAGATCAATAAAATACCCTGATTTTCAAGCGTTTTCCTATCCGTAACAGTCCATATCTCTCCTCTAGTATCCGGTAATATTTTGTGGTAACTTTTGTGGTATTAAGTTACCCATGTAAAAAGTTACCCATGCCGGCAAAGCTATTATCTGCTCTGGAATGCAAGAACGCTACCAGCAATGGAGCGGGCATCCGAAAGCTTCATGATGGCGATGGTCTTTATTTGTGGGATATGAGGATGGGCGCAAATACTGGCGGTGGCGCTACAGGTATGCGGGAAAGGATAAAACGCTATCTCTTGGCGTTTATCCTAAAGTCAGCCTGAACAAGTCCCGGGAAAAGTGCGATGAACTCCGCCAGCAGCTTGAGGCTGACCTAGATCCGTCGCTCGAGCGCAAGACCAACGCTCTACGAAAGAAAGCCGCTGATGCCAATTCCTTTGAGGCAGTCGCGCGCGAATGGTATGGAAAACAGACTCATACCTGGGTTGATCACCATGCCGACGATGTTAAACGCCGTCTAGAGAAAAACATTTTCCCTTTTCTGGGAATCCGCCCGATAGATCAAATTGAGGCGCCAGAACTACTCCATGCTGTGCGAAAGATTGAGGCACGTGGTGCATATGATCTAGCGCACCGTGTATTGCAGGTATGCGGTCAAGTATTCCGTTATGGCTTGGCAACAGGACGTTGTAAGCGCGACCCCTCTCCCGATCTACGCGGTGCTCTCACTCCTCATAAGAAAAAAAACCAAGCAGCTGTAAGGCCCGAAGAGCTTTCGGAACTCATGAGCGCCATATCGGGATATGAAGCCATCGGGGGTAAGCAAATCCAATTAGCCTTGCAACTATTGGCGCATACCTTTGTTCGGACCAATGAACTAATAGGGGCAGAATGGACAGAATTCGATTTAAATAATAGCGTATGGGTAATACCAGCAGGCCGCATGAAAATGAAGAATGAGCATATCGTGCCACTATCACCCCAGGCGCTCATGATGCTTGCAGAATTGAAGGAAATATCGGACGGGAGCCGCTTGGTATTTCCAGGGCGTAATCGAGATAAATCAATCAGCAACAACACAATGCTATTCGCTCTTTACCGCCTGGGATACAAAGGCAGGATGACGGGGCATGGGTTCAGGGCTGTTGCCTCTACCATTCTTAACGAGTCGGGGTTTAATCCTGATGCAATTGAGCGGCAGTTGGCGCACTGCGAGAAAGATGAAGTGCGCGGAGCATACAACCGCGCAAAATATCTGCTGAACGAAGAAAGATGATGGACTGGTGGAGCGAGTACTTAGCGGCGGCAGGGGCGTCCAGTGGTTGAGCCTGTCTTTTGGAACACGGCGGATGAGGCCGCGGCTTGGTTAACAAAGGAGACCCGGAGACCATGGTCTATCAAGGAGGTTTTGAGCGCTGCTTTGGATAGCCATGAGAAGAGAATGCGCGATCCTAAAAATCATCAGATAAGGTTTATTTTGAGCCGCACAGGGCGCAAGTTAACCATGCGTGATCCCCGCAATACCTGCCTTGAAGCGGCAATGCCGAGTGGTACGCAATTCGGCAATTATGAAACGCGACCGGAAGAGGTGACGGCAGAAAACCCGAGAGGCTTGGTTAAGACATACCCGGGAGTATGGCAAACCATTCCCATGGAGCCATGGCAAGTTCGCCAATTGATAATGACCGGTGAAACGTGGGTAGAGATTGCAAAACAAATTCAATCTGTAGACGGGAAAAAGACTCGATATATTTTGGTGGAGCCGTTAGATCAGAGACATGTCATACAGATACACATGATCGGAATTAATGCCTATGAGCTAGAGTCTCTGGCTTCTGAATACGCCGGCGTAAAAGTTGAAAAAAAATTAACCGGATCGCAAACGGACAAACAGGATTGCCAAGAAATAGCCAAAGAGCTTTGGAAAAAGTACCCGAACGCTTCGCAAGTCGAAATCATTAATTCTCCCGAGCTGGCGGCTTATAAAAGGGAATATAAAGGAAAAAATACCCTTCCAGGCTGGTTAAGAGAAATTGATCCAAGAGCGCCCGAAACGCGCAGGGGGCGTCCTTCTAAAAATGCACGCCCTCCCGAGAAATAAAATTTCCCGCATATAGCGGATATTTTTTATCCGCTATAAACAACCTATTCTCCACCATAAGCCGTATGAATCGCGGCGCAACGTTATGGAGATGATATGCAGAATAGGTTGTTGCCAATGCCCGAAGTGCAATCACGCAGCGGGTTCAAAACCAGTCACCTTTATGAGCTGATTAAGGCCGGGAGATTTCCTGCTCCGATCAAAATCGGAAATAGCAGCCGCTGGCTGGAATCAGAAATAGAATCGTGGATTGCCCAGCAAGTCGAAAATAGTGCGGCCGCAAAGAAGGCAGCGGCATGACATATTCCTTGACGCCGCCACTTTTCCCCGCTACAGTTGGCATACGGTGCTCAACACACCTCATCAGCGGCAAACTCCGCGCCCGTCAGTCGTGGTTTTTTTGCGCCTATAGTTTTTGCTTTGGCCGGGTAGTGGGCAGTGTAAAAAGAGCCTTCGGGCTAAAGCTGCCAGCCGTTCTGATGACGGTGTTGAAGTGCCTGGCCGCCCCCTCAACAGGGGCAAAACTTCAACTTAATCATCAGGAGGCCATCATGGCTGCTCAATCTAAACGCGCGTCCGCGCAAAATGTTTCCCCCGTTTTGAAATGCAGGCCCGGCGATATCGCAATGTATATAGCTGGATGTCGCGTCGGTCGAATTGTCGAGGTTATCGAATATTTTGGCACAGTCGAATCTCGCGACGGCGTGCTAACTAATGCCTGGGAAGTTCGGCACCCAGATCATGATCCCGCTTGTCGGTACTTTCAGGAAGACAGGAACATGCTTCCCATCCGCCCCGGCGATCTAGAAGAAAGCGAAACCGATGAGCTCTCCCTGACGCAAGGGAGGCCGGCATGAAACATACGAATAAGAGCTCAGCCGCGCCTGCCAGGCCTGTTCTAAAACTCGCCACCGTAAAGCCGTTTTTAGTTCCACCTCGCGTAGATAAAAACTGTGTTGATACCTTGCGTGAGTTACTTGAGCAAGCCGAGGCTGGAGAAATTATCGGTTATGCAATCGCTGTGATGTACAGGACGCGTTCTTATTACGTGGATGCACTCGGTGAGGCTGATAAGAACCCTACATTTGCGAGAGGCATGATCAGGTCACTAGATGATTTTCTCGAAGAAAAGGTGAATTGATTATGAGTCAACTTCACTTTAAAGGAGAAAACCATGGCTGATACCAAAATTGAAGGTTTAGGCGAGCTACGCGCGACATTTGCGACCCTTCGCGACGACATGAAAAACAAAATCTCGCTGAAGATGGTTTCGGCCGGCGGGCAGGTTCTCAAGAAAGAATCGAGGATTATTGCTCAGAGCAAAGGGCTGAGAAAGACCGGCGCGCTGATTAACAACATCGTCATTAAGCGAGAGAAAAATGTTGAGGAAGGGGTTACTCAGTACAACCTCGGAGTACGGCACGGTTACGGCCTGGGAAAAACCAAACGCTCCATCAAATACCTCGCAATAGGATCATCCGGCCGTATCGTCGTCAAGCGCACCAATGATCCCTTCTACTGGTCATTCCTTGAGTTCGGGCACAAAACCGTCGCCAAAGACACCGGGCAGGAAGGAGGCGGCACTACCACCTATACGCAGAAACTTCGCAATGGGCGTGTTGTGGTGCGCCAGAAGGAATACAGCGCATCGTCATTGACAGGCCGGCGGCGCAATCCGACAGGCTTTGTCGATGCCACTCCCTTTATCGGCCCGGCCCTAGTCAACAAGCGCCAGGAAGCGATCGATGCCATGGAGGCCCAGCTTCTGAAGGAAATCGAAAAGGCGAACAAATCATGAGCGCCGACAAGCTACTATCCCTTCTCCGTAACGTCAAACGCACCAGGGCGGGGCACTGGATAGCATCTTGTCCCACCCGAGACGATAAACACCCTTCCATGACCATCAAGGAAACGGATGATGGCCGCGTTCTCATTCATGACTTCGGCGGGGATTCTCCCCAGGAAATCCTGGATGCGCTCGGCCTGACCTTCGCTGACCTGTTTCCCGAAAAGGTGACGGACCACGGCAAGCCCGTGCGTCCCGCCTTCCCCGCTACCGACATATTGCGCTGTATCAGCTTTGAAGCGGTGCTGGTGGCGATATCGGCTAGCAACATGGCGAAGGGTATCCAATTAACCGATGAAGAAAAGCAACGGCTGATGGTGGCCGCTGGAAGGATTAACGCTGCAATGGAGGTTACCCATGGCTACCGCTGAAGCAGGAGCCGCGTTCTTGGATCAGATTATTGCAAAGGCTCCAAGCGGCCCTTTAACGAAAGTAATAAAGCGCATTCCCGAAGTCCCGAAATGGCCAGACCCGCAACCCCTTTCGTCCAAGGTACAGCCCGAGTCCTACCCGGCTGAAGCCCTTCCAGATACCGTGCGCCTGGCAGTGGAAGAGGTGGCCGGATTCGTCAAGGCTCCCATGCCACTGGTTGCCTCTTCCGCTCTGTCCGCGCTTTCTCTCGCATTGCAGGCTCATGCGGATATAAAGCGGGCGGAAAAGCTGACCGGGCCGATTGGCTTGTTCCTGGTGACCATTGCCGATAGTGGCGAGCGGAAAACCACCTGCGACGGCTTCTTCACGAAGGCCATACGGGACTATGAGAAGCAGCAAGCCGATGCCTTCAAGCAGCCACTGAAAGACCATAAGGCAGCAATCGGAGCATGGGAGGCGGAATGCAGCGGCGTCAAGGAAAAAATCCGTCAGCTCGCCAAAGCGGGACAGCCAACCGACTCCATGAAAATGGCTTTGCGCGATCTTGAACGCGACAGGCCCGAACCTCCAAGAATTCCACGTCTGAGCTATAACGATGCGACACCAGAAGCATTGGCGGCCGGACTGGCGCAGCAGTGGCCCTCTGGTGGCGTGGTATCCGCGGAAGCCGGGATTGTCTTTGGTTCGCATGGCATGGGTAAGGATAGCGTCATGCGCAACCTCGGGCTGCTTAATCTGTTATGGGATGGCGCGAGCCTGACCATAGATCGCAGATCGACAGAATCCTTCACCGTGAGAGGCGCACGCCTGACCATGGGGCTACAGGTTCAAGAGGCTACCTTGCGAGAATTCTTCAGCCGATCCGGCGCACTGGCGAGAGGTATGGGCTTTCTTGCGAGGTTTCTGATGGCATTGCCGGAATCGACACAAGGCTCCCGCTTCTTTACTGAGGCTCCCGATAACTGGCCGCATATGGCAGCGTTCGACCAGCGTATTGCCGCGATCCTGAACCGTGATGTTTCCATGGACGAAGACGGTGTATTGGAACCGCCACTCTTGACCCTGTCGCCGGAAGCCAAGGCAGCATGGATCGAGTTTCATAACCAGATCGAGTCCGAGCTACGCTCAGGCGGCGAGCTGTATGACGTGCGGGATGTGGCAAGCAAGGCGGCTGACAACGCGGCAAGGCTCGCAACGCTGTTTCAGATGTTCGAGCATGGCATAGGCGCGGTCGGGCTGGAATGCTTCGAATCGGCAAGCCGCATCGTCGCGTGGCACCTGAACGAATCACGCCGTTTCTTCGGAGAACTGGCTTTGCCGGTGGAGCTTGCCAATGCGGTGCGCCTGGATACCTGGCTCACTGAATACTGCAAACGGGAGCGGAAGCATTCTGTTGCGACAAGGGAAGCGCAACGGCTGGGCCCACTTCGCGAAAAGGAATCATTGACCCAGGCATTGCAGGAACTGGCAGACCTGGACCGCATCCGCATGACGCGAGATGGGAGAAAAAAAACCATCAACATTAATCCGCTTTTGGTAGGGGTGAAGCCATGAGACTGAAAGATTTAATCCAGGGAAAGAAGACGTCCGGAAGTTTTGCGACAGCGACACATGCGACAGGTGCGACAGATGATGGGGGAAAAGAACGAACTGTCGCAAGAATCGCAACTGTCAGTGTCGCAAACCCCTGGGAGGTTGAAACCGAGGAGGCGGCGAACGATGCGGGGCAACAGCGAGTAGAAGAAATGCTCGCGGGTAATCTTGCCCTCAAGTACGCGGTACTGGTGGATGACGCAACCACGGATCCGGTAATCGTAACAGTGGGCATTCGAGGCCTCGCGGTCTTCAATCTTGAAATACCCCATGCGCACTACAACGGCCTGGCACTTTTGCAGATATTGGAAGAACACAGCTTGCAAGAAACGACAGGCGGCAATACCCAGGCCTCAACCGAGGGAAAAGAATGCGGCACAGAGCTTCCTGACGAGCAGCGGAAAACGGCATAGCGCGACCGCCAGGCTTTTGAGATGAATTTACTTAAAGGAAAAAAATGGAATCGAAATTAGATCAAAGCATCCTGGCTACGCTGGAGAAAGCCAGGGTAACGTCGGTACAGGTAACCGAATTAATGATGATTGCCTTACGTCGGTTCAATCCTGATGTTGCCGATGAGGTCGACGATATGCTGGAGCTCGGGCAGGCGCGGCTTGTTGTTCAGTCTGATGCTATCGGACTGAAGCTGTTCGCCATAGACCATCAAAATATGCCGGTGGGCGGTCCCTTGCTGACCTATCGGCCGGAGGACAAAACATGCCATTGAAGGCGAGCGGAAATATTTACGCCCAGGCCATGCGCAAAGGCAGCAAGCGCGCCGAGGCGCTGAGGAAAAGAAAGATCGAGAAAGAACTGAGGGAACTCGGCTTCTCACGCCAGAAAGCCAAAATGAAAGTGGCTGAACTGGAAGACGGCCGGTGAACGTTACCAGCTATCTTGAGACTGCTTTACCGCCCAGCCCGGAAAGGGATCAGATTATTGGGCTGGTGCGCCTGGGCCTCTCTTTCCAACAGCAGCAGAGCAAGGGACGCAGGCCCGGTCCCTTAAAAACCTACCTGCTTAGGCTGGTGGAGAAAATGGACAGCCCCATCACTTTTGACCGGCTACTGGAAGAATTGGAACTTGAAGCTGTTCGGCGTGACATGAACGGCATCTCTGCAAGCCCGATTGAACAGGTCAACCGCGTATGGGCAATCGTCATATACCACCATCCCCGCAACGGCAGGCAGCAACTCACCTTCAAGACCCTCAGAAACAAGCTCACTTGGTGCAAATTAAATCTTAACAAGTGATTCCCTGGCAAGCCTAAACAGGGAATAACTCTTTGTAAACTATCATCATACTCTGAAAACTCAGGGTAATTCGATGACATTTACGAGGAGTTTATCAGATGGCTGATATCAGTGACATTAAGGATTTACTGGAAGGGCAAGGCAAGGCGTTTCTTGAGTTCAAGAAGGCGCAGGACGAGCGTATCAAGACTCTCGAAAGCGAACTGAACAATTTTGCAAAGAAGGCTGCTCGCCCTGGGGCATCCCATGACGACGGCCAACACTCTCCCGAAGAAAGGGAACACAAGCAGGCCTTTCTAGGTTATCTGCGCACAGGCCGTGAGCGTGACCTGGAAGCAAAAGCCATGTCCACCGACATCGATCCGAACGGCGGCTATCTGGTCCCGGTGCAGATCGACAGCACCATCTCCAAGGCGCTGCGCGAGCTTTCCCCCATGAGGCAGCTCGCCAACGTGGTGCAGATCACTACCGGCGAATACTCCATGTTGCACAGCGTGGGCGGAACGGGTTATTCCTGGGTAGGGGAAAAGTCGGAGAGACCGGAAACTACCGGGCCGAGGTTCGAAAAGCGCACCCCGCCTTTAGGTGAAATCTACGCCAGTCCCGCGATTACCCAAAACTTGCTGGATGACAATAACTTCAATTTAGAGTCCTGGTTGAGTGATGAGCTATCAGAGGCATTCGGTGAAGGCGAGGGAGTCGCATTTATCAATGGCGATGGGATCAATAAACCCCGCGGTATCCTGACTTACGACATAGCAAATACAGCGGACGGCGTACGCTCAGAAAGCGTTTTGCAATATGTCGCATCCGGTGGGGCTGGAGCATTTGCCTCATCCAATCCGTCAGACAAACTCATCACCCTGGTGCACTCGCTCAAGCCGCGCTATCGCATCAATGCCGCGTGGACGATGAATACCAATACCCTGGAACAGATCCGCACCTTCAAGAACACGACCGGCGATTACATCTGGAAGGCGGGACTGGAAGCGGGCCAGCCTGACACACTGCTGGGTTACCCGATATTCGAAGATCAAAGCATGCCGGATATCTCGGCCAATAGCCTCTCTATTGCGTTTGGTGACTTCAAGCGGGGATATGTGATTGTGGACCGCAACACCTCGATGCTGCGCGATCCGTTCACTGCGAAGCCCTATGTGCTGTTCTACAGCACCAAGCGTGTAGGCGGTGGGATGCGTGACTTCCGCGCTATCAAGTTGATGAAGTTCGCCAGCAGCTAATGAATTTCCATAGGCGTGTAGCTGCGCCCGATCAGTCGGCCAGTGCGATAACCCCGACAGCCTGCGGCAACCGCTCCTTGGTTGCGCGGCAGGCAAACAAACCCTCAGCTCCAAAGGCTGGGGGTTTTTACCATGAGGGATAGGTAATGCCACCAAGAGCCAAATCAATTTGTCGAGCTCAAGGCTGCCATGCCCTGACAGATAAGCCAGGCTATTGCACAAGGCACATGCACCTTGCCCCTAAGGCATGGGGAAATAAATCAGAAAAAAGCCTGTCCAGAATAGGCGGCAGAGCCCGGCAGCGCGCCAGGGATCAGCTCTTCAAGAGCAATCCCCTATGCGTTCACTGCGAGCTCGAGGGCATCACTAGGCTGGCTACAGAGAGGGATCACATCATACCCCTTGCTGAGGGAGGCACAGAGCATCCCAGCAACACACAGGGATTGTGCCAGGAGCACCACCAGCTTAAGTCAGAACAGGAAAGATTGAGAGCGAGAGCAAGGAACAACGGTCAGTGATAGGGGGTGGCCAAAATGTCTAGAGCCTTTCCTCTGGACACCGTGTGCCAAATCGTTTTTTCACATCCACAAAACCAGAATAAGGAATATCCATGGCCAGACCAAGAAAACCCAGCAATATCCTAGAGCTCAACGGTGCATTCAAGCGCAATCCTTCCCGCGGTAAAGCCCGGGAAAATGAGCCTAAGCCGGAGGGGGAAATAGGAGACCCGCCCGATCATTTACCGGCGGATGTTGCCGGCTGCTGGCGTGAAATAGTGGGCATATCGCACCCTGGCGTACTCTGCAAAGCCGATCGATTGATAGTCGAGCACGCTGCCCGGATCCTTGCATTGCAGCGCGAAAGAAACTGGACTGACAGGGCGCTGCTCACGCGCTTTGAGGCGGTATTAGGAAAGCTGGGAATGAGCCCTGCAGATCGGTCTAAGGTTGCCGTTATTAAGCCTGGAGGAGAAAATCCTTATGCAGAGTTTGGGTAAAAGGAAAACCCTGTAATAATAAAATTTGGCTATCGTCAGGATGAAACATGAAGAAAAAGATTGAGCCCAGCCAGGGCTACGCCTATTTGATGAATGAAATAAAGGACAGAGTTGAAACAATCCAATACTTGGCCTCAAATAAAGGCTACTTGCGTTTGCACAACGCTGTCACCATTGAATCGGTATGCCTTCAAATAAGAAAAGTTCTTGAGCTTATTGCCTTCAGTTCTCTCATTGCTCATAAAGAAGCCTATGAAAAAGCTCATGCAGACTTCGCAAAACACTGGAACCCCAAATTTTTGTTAAAAAATTTGGAAGCAATTAATCCCCATTTTTATCCTGAAGCTGTCATCCAGACAGAAGCTCAAAAAGAGGGAATTAAGGCTCACATTCAACCGATAGCCGATGGATTTCTTACGAAAAAGGAATTCCTGCATATCTTCGAGAAATGCGGCGGGATGCTTCATGCGCTCAATCCCTATGGATCTCGAACCGGGTATCATTACTTTGAAAAATCAATTCCGGAATGGGTCCAAAAGATTGTAAATTTACTCAACGTACACACAATAAAACTGATTGGGGAAACAAGTTATTGGCTAGTTCATATGAAGGGATCTGATGGAAAGGTGTATGTTTACGAGTTGCAAGAAGATGAGTATCCTTAGAAGCTTATCGTAGGGTATCCCATTGGTAATTGTGGTAACTTTTGTGGTAACTTTTCGTGAATATTTCACTAAACCTTTTAGTAATAACACGTTAGAAGCTCATTATGAATGTCACCCTCCCGCCAATCATTAAGGAAATAGCCGTTTTTAAGGGTAATTCCTAATACCCATCAATAACCCCCCAATAAAGCAACGATT